ACGCAGCGAGGCCACAATGAACGCCGCGCATTTCCCGGATAAGCTACGGTTTTTATTCCAACCTTCCCGGTACAAGATTGCATATGGAGGTCGCGGCAGTGCAAAATCATGGAGTTTTGCCAGGGCTTTGCTCTTGAAGGGAATCAACAAACCTCTCCGCATCCTTTGCGCCCGTGAAATCCAGAAGTCCATCAAGGACTCGGTTCACCAGCTCCTCAGCGATCAGATCAACAACCTTGAAATCACATCAAAATACACCGTGCAGCAGACCGAGATTACCGGAAGCAACGGTACGAGGTTTCTTTTCGTTGGCCTCTCAGAGCTGACCGTCGACACGATCAAATCATACGAAGGCATTGACATCGTCTGGATCGAAGAGGGTCAGACCATCACCGAAAGGTCCTGGAAGATCCTGATTCCGACGATCCGGAAGGACGGCTCGGAGATCTGGGTGAGCTTCAACCCAGATCTGGAGAGTGATCCAACCTACACAAGATTTGTGTTGAATCCAGCCCCAGATTCGATTGTCGTGATGGTGAACTGGCGGGACAATCCATACTTCAATGAGGTGCTGGAGAAAGAGCGCCAGGACTGCCTGCAGAGGTTCCCGAGGGATTATAACAATGTTTGGGAAGGCCAGTGCCGGCCAGCCGTTGAGGGCGCGATCTACTTCGATGAAGTGGCTGCAATGGAGCACGACGGCAGGATCTGCAACGTGCCCTACGACCCGCTGTTGAAGGCTCATGTGGTCTTCGACCTGGGCTTCAATGATGAGATGGCGGTTTCAATCGTTCAGCGGCATGTCTCTGAGGTCCGGATCATCCGGTATATTGAGGACACCCAGAAGACCCTGGCATACTATAGCGCTGAATTGAAAGAGCTGCGGTACAACTGGGGGAAGGTCTGGCTGCCGTTCAGTGACGGGTTCTCGAAGGACTTCAAGACCGGGAAGGGTTCGGATCAGATTCTGACTGCCATGGGATGGAACGTGGCCAAGAAGGAAGAGGTCGCGAACGTCGACGTCGAGGAAGGCATCAGGCAGACCAGGCTCCTCTTCCCCCGGATATACGTCGACAAGACCAACTGCACTCAACTGGTTGAGGCCTGGAAGCGGTACAGAAGGCACGTCAACAAGCAAACGCTGACCGCAGGGAGCCCGGTACACGACCAGCACAGCCATGGCGCCGACAACACCCGGTATATCGCAATCAACATCGACCGGATGACGAACGATACTGACCGGAAGCCGATGCCGCAGAACGTAGCATCTTATCAGCCGCTCGATGAAGCGGTCAATTATTAGGGACTCATATTATGGCTATGCCCGAAGAAATGAACCGGAGATACAGGGAGAAGATCTACAGCGAAGGCGAAGAGCGACTTCCGGATGAAGTAATTGATGACAGCTCTGAGGAAGAAGCGGCTTCTGAGAAAGCGAAAGAGCTGAAGATCATCCAGGATCTTGCGGCATCACTGGTTGAAAAGCGCAACACGGCCGTCACGGCGCGAGCGTCGTGCGGAATCGAGCAGATCTGGCGTGAGGACGAGCTGGCCTTTGAGGGAATGGACGAATCCTACCTCCGGACCCGGATGATTGATTACGCCACGCAGACGGCGCCGGCACGGCAGTCAAACAAGGGGCCAAAGCGTTCTCAGGTGATCATCAACATAGTGAGACCGAAGTGCGAAACCGCGGAGGGGCGATTCTCTGATATCCAGTTGCCGACCGATGGCAAGAACTGGGGCCTGCTCGTGACCCCGAAGCCTGAGATTGCAGACGGGATGAAGGATGAGCGACCCGCTGTAATGCGGCAGACCGGGGCGCCCGTGCTCGGACCAGACGGACAGCCGGTAAAGATTAAACAGATCGCGAAGTCCGAGAAAGACGTCGCCGAAGACAAGATGTCGAAGATGGAGACGGTGATCGACGATCAGTTGACCGAGTGCTCCTACAACGGCGAGAGCCGGAAAGCGATCCAGAACGCAGTGCGCCTTGGCACCGGTATCCTGAAAGGCCCGATGGTCGTCAAGGACATCAAGAAGAGTTGGACAAAACAGTCCGACGGTCAGACGAGCGTCCGGGTGCTTAAGGTGACTGAGGACGAGAGACCGGCATCCAGATCCGTAGACCCGTGGGATGTATTCCCGGACCCAGAGTGCAGGGACGAGATCAAACGAGCCGCCTATATCTGGGAGCGCAGAACCATCACCCCCAGAGAGTTGAGGGACTTGGCAGGCATCGAAACCTATCTTTCGGATCAGATCGAAGAGGTGCTCCGTGAGGAGCCGACGAAGATCACCGTCGCGACCCCGAAGGAGAACGAGTATCTCGTGAGGTACAGCCTGGGTATCAAGGGCTCCAGTTATGAGCTCTGGGAGTACAACGGGGACGTCAACAAGACCGACCTGGAAGCAATGGGGTGCGATTGCTCGCAGGGCCTGTTCCCGTCGATAAGCGCATGTGTGGTGATGGTGAACGACAGACCCATCAAGGCCACGTTAAACCCGCTTGATACCGGGGATCTGCCCTACGATTTCTTCTGTTGGACAAAACGTGCCGGCGTGCCCTGGGGTATTGGAGTAGCCCGAGAGCTGATGTGGACTCAGCGTGTCCTCATCGCGGCCTGGCGGGCCATGATGGACAACGCCGGCGATAGCGCGGGTGCGAACATTGTGGTCGGCGCCAGCGTGGAGCCCATGGACGGGAAGTGGGAAATCACCGGGAAGAAGCTTTGGAAGTCGGCCGACGAGAACCTTCGCATTGACCAACAGTTCGACCAGTTTCAGCTCGAAAACAACCAGGAGGAACTGCAGAACATCATCGAACTTGCCCTCCGGTTCGCCGATATGGAATCCCAGTTGCCGATGTTGTTCACCGGCGAGAAAGGAGAGCTCCCGGAGACCCTGGGTGCGACGAACATCATGATCGACAGCTCAAACGTCGCTCTGCGGACCAGGGTGAAGCTCTGGGACGACGCGATCACCAGACCTCATATCACCCGGTACTACGATTGGAACATGCAGTACAACGAAGACGACTCAATTAAAGGCGACTATAAGGTCGACCCGAGAGGCACCTCATTCCTGCTTGAGCGAGACCAGCAGGCAGAAGAGCTGAAGAACGTCCTGTCAATCCGAGCCGACTCGGAGCTGAGCGATATGATCGACTGGGAGAAGACGATGCGGAAGCTGGGACAGGCGAAGAAGATCGACCTGCTCACGGAAGACCAGATCGCCGAGAAGATAGAAGCGCGGAAGCAGCAGCCGGCCCCAGTGGACCCGCAGATGGAGGTGGCCAAGGTCAGGGTGGAAGGCGAGCTCAAGAAGGCTCAGATGGTTCAGAGCGCAGACATGGCGGAGCTTCAGTTCAAGGCCCAAGAGGCCGAGCTCGATCGTGCGCACGAGACCCAGATCAAGCTGATGGATCGCGACATCAAAGCAATGGAGCTGAGTCAGACATCAGGCATCGCACTCGACAAGATCAAGGCGGAGCTGACAATCGTTGCGCAGAAGCTGAAGACACAGATCATGATGTCGCGGGACAAGAACCTGAAGCCGTCTCCACAGCTAACCGAACCGATCGTGGAGCCGGCCCCAAAGGCAGATGTGGGATACGCTTACACGCAATAGGAGGACAGAATGCAGAACTACGGAACGGTCCCATCCAGGAACACCTCGGTGTCAGCTCCGGCACCGAGAAAGAAAGGACTGCTCGAACAACCGATGGAGCCGCCCATAAAACAGACGAAACCGATGAAACCAGGGAAGAAGGTATGAAAATAATAAAAATGTATCCCGAAGGCCTGCCTGAAATCTCTGGCAAGTTTGAGCCATTAGCCCCGGAAGATGCTAAGCGTCTCAATGCTGCTTATCGCATAAGTCCAAAGTACATGAAACAGCGATTGCTTTTCAGGGAAACGGCCGATGCGTACCTTAATGCAGGACCGCCTGCTTTTTTGGATGGGAGGACAGTATGACTTTCGAGATTGGACACTTCTACAGCCATGAGGCCGGCCGCCAGATCGCGGTGCTCGCCGAGGTCAAGACCTACAAGTGGGGCAGGATGCTCGTGATCGAGGAGGCGGACAGGACAGGCCACTCGATTAGTTGCGCCGAGATAGCAGAGGCGAACGATAACAACTGGGTCGAGATCGGGAAAGCTGAATGGCTGCAGAACTTCAGGAGGGCAAAATGAATCTGTGTTATCGAAGAGGAAGGGTGTGCATAACCCACCGTGTCGGTGATAAGTGGCGGCAAACGAATTTGATTGAGCCCCTCGTTTCCCTATTGACCAGAGAATTCCGTAAGTTCTTCGCGGGGTTCACGGGAGCGCATTGGCATAATTTGGGGGCACTTTATCTGCGGATGGTACGCATATCGGAATGGCATCGCGTCAAAGTAATCGACAACAGCTTCAGGATTCACAGAGATTCCGAAAAGTCGTCCTTCTGTGTTAGCTCAGGCGAGAAACAGCTCCGGGACGACCTGGACCGGTTTCACAAAGCAAGGATGGCGGAGGGGATACAGTGACTTGGCGTGAATGGCTTGGAATCGCAATGCGATGGTTCAATAGAAAACCTGAGAAAGAAGCGCCCGTCCCGGTTAGCGGGGCCGCCTTCGAGGAATCGTCGTTTTACGGGGGGACCGGTAGCCTTGATCCCCGATCACAGACCTGGCTCTTCGTCCATTCGTGGGCACAGCAGAGACTTGACAAGACAAGAGCGCGTAATGACAGCGCAAATGCAGATATAATCCAGACATCGGTAATGCGGGGCGAAATCAAGGTCTTGAAAGAATTGATCAGCCTCCCGGCGCCGAAGCCTGGGCGAGGATTGTTGGAAGACGAAGACTAACCCGATCCACCCTTCGGGGTGCATCACAACAAGCTGCCGGATTTATCCGCCAGGAAAGGAGCAGTGAGATGGGAATCGAGACACCAGAAGAGGAAACCGCGAGAGTCAGAGACGAGATCGCGAAGGAGATGAAAGCCGAGGAAGAGGGGACCGCCCCTCTTGTCGATGCCCACAAGCCTGAGCCGGTCAAGGAGACTGTTGTCGATCCCTGGGAAGGCGTGAATCCTGCGCTGAAGGGAATGTTCGACACCATGTCTCAGACGGTTCAAAATCTTCAAGGTGCTGACTTGCGACTGAAGCAGGCGGAATCGAGGATTGGAGCGATAACCAACGAACTGCACGCTGCAAAGAAAGCTGCGGAACAGGTAAGGGACGCCCCTACTGCGGAACAGATGGCGGGGGCTGCAAGGTCTGACGAGAAATGGGAGAACCTCAAGAAGGACTTTCCGGAATGGGCGGAAGCGTTTGACGGCCGGTTTGACAACAAACTGAGCGTCAAGCTCGAAGCACTCAAGAAGGAAATTGGCGGTGGAACGACCACTGAAGAACTGGAGAAGCTGAAGACAACCCTTACAAAAGGAACTCAGACCGAGATCCAGAAGGGCATACTCACCTTCTTCAAACCGAAGTGGAAGGATACCATCGGAACCAACGACTGGAAAGCATGGCTTGCCGCACAGCCGGCCGAGATGGTAGCTCTGACAACGAGTGACCAGGCC